GGTAGCTCGTCAGGCTCATAACCTGAAGGCCGCAGGTTCAAATCCTGCCCCCGCAACCAAAAAACTTCTCGTTATCAAAGACTTCAAAGCCGAGCTAAACGCTCGGGTTTCGTCGTTCCAAATTCTTGTCAACGCCTGGTCAACGTTTGACGAGCCCCCCATCGACGGTGCGGATAATCGTCGCCGGAGGCATCCGTCACTTCGGAAGATCGTCCCGAAACCGGTCCATCTGGTGCATCTGCTCGTGCAGGATCGTGACGATGCCGACGTCCCCGTTCGACAGACGCCGCCAGTACACGAAATGACGTGCGTGCCGGAAGTAGAAGCCCTCCACCCCGAACTCAGCCGGGATGGGGCGCGACGCGACGCCATGGCTTTCGATCTGGTCAAACGCCGCGAAGAGCTCGGTGATGTAGCGATCCGCTTGCTCGGCGCCCCAGCGGTCGCGCGTGTATCTGTAGATCTCGTCAAGCCGCAGCGATGCGGCCTCCTGGACGCGGATGGCCACGATGTCAGCCCCGGTTCCGGGCGATGACCTCGGCCGCCGTCAACGGGCGATAGCTTTCCTCCGGAGCTGCGAAGGCGCGTGTCAGCTCAGCCTTCAGACGATCAAACGCCTCCCTTTCCGCCCGCTCCTTGTCGCGCCGGATCAGGTCGCGCACGTACTCGCTGATGTTCTCGTAAGACCCGTTCTCGCCCACGTTCGACGCCACAAACTCGCTCAGCGCGCCGCTGATGCGGACCGTCATCGTTGTGGTCTGGGACATGGTGGCCTCCGTCTTCTCGTATTCAAGATAAGCAAAGATGAATACGCTGGCAAGCGATGCCTTCGGGCGTGCTGTGCACCAGGTCTTGCTCCAAATGCTGCCGCCCAATTCGGACCGCTGCAGAGGGGGGCCGATCATTCGCCGCAGAAGGTGCGGAGATAGGCGCTGCCATTCTCCGCACCGCAACCCCTGTGCCGTCGTCGCGCGCGATCACGCCGGACAAGGACTGAATCGGGAGCACGCGATAGGGCCAACCCTTGATCGCGGCCGATTGCATACAGCGCCGCCAAGAGATATATGACTCAGTCATACCCACGGAGGCGCGGATGACCGTCAAGACCACTCTGAGCTTCACCGACCGCCATCACCAGTTCCTCTCGGAAAAGGTCGGGCAGGGCGTGTTCGCGACCCAGAGTGCCGCGGTCGCGGCTGCGTTGGAACAGATGATGCAGGATGAGGAAGAGCGCAACGTGGCCCTCTCGGCCCTCGCGCAGGAAATCCGTGCTCGCATGGAAACGCCGCGCGACGCGTTCATCGATCAGCACGATGCCTTCGCCGCCGCCCGCGCCTCGATCGAGGCTGCGCGCGGAGCGTGACCTACCGCATCCGCTTGCACCCTCTCGTCGCGCGTGACCTTGACGCCATCGCGCGGTGGATCCTCGACTATGCCGGGCCGGATATCGCGACGCGGAAGCTGGCCGAGATCGAGGCGGCCATCGCCACCCTGAAGGCCACGCCGCACAAGGGAAGTCTCCGCGCTGAAATCGCCCCCGGACTACGGGCGATTCCGGCCGGGCGGAAAGCCGTCATTGCCTTTGTGGTGGACGACGATGCCTCAGAAGTCCTGATCTACGCTGTCACCTATGGCGGGGCGGATTGGGTCCTGCGAAGCACGCAACGGCAGAAGGAAAGGTGATCGCGCATGGGTCATAGCCAGAGACAGTTGAACCAGCTTTCCGAATGCCTCATCGCTCTGCCGCCCGAAAACGACGGCATGCTGCTCAGCGAATTCGATGGCTTCGTCGCAGGGATCCTCGTGTGTCCCGAGATGATCCTGCCCAGCGAGTGGTTACCCATCGTCTGGGGCGAGGAAATCGCGCCGCACTTTGCCGACATGGAACAGGCGACCGCGACGCTGGACGCAGTCATGACGCATTACAATCGCGTGGCGCGCGGTCTGGCAAAGACACCGACCGACTATGAGGCCGTCTACGACAAGGATCCTCTGACGGGCGACCTGATGTGGGAGCCGTGGATCACAGGCTTCGAACGCGCGATGCAACTTCGTCCCGAAGCCTGGGAGGCGACGGTCGAGAGCAGTGACGAGGAGATCGCCTCCAGCATTCCGATGCTTCTGGCCCTGCACGACATTGCCGAGGGCGGATCGGAACTGGGTGAGGACGCCATCCGGGAACTCGATGCGATGGCCCCGGACATGATCCCCGATCTGGTCGCGAACCTGAATGCCTGGGTCAAGGCGCAGGGAAGGGCGAAGGGACCGGCCAATCTGCCCGGTGCCCCCGCCGCGCGCGCAAAGATTGGCCGAAATGATCCTTGTCCTTGTGGCTCCGGGAAGAAGTTCAAGAAGTGCTGCGGGGCTGATGCCATCCATTGAGCCGACCGGTCCAATGCCGTCCCCCACGACGACCTGATCGCACGGTATCCGCACGCCTGTGGCCCTCGCCGTCAGAAATCCGTCTCGACGTAGACCCCGGCGCAGTCGTAGGCGACGGCGGCGGCCGTTGCGCCGGTGTTCATGAATAGCCGCGGCGACAGGAATTGCGTCGCAGCGGGCAGGTCGGCGGTGATCTCCTGCTCGAAAATCGCGCCGGAGACCTCGTCGACGACGCGCACCCAGACGGATGATCCGTTCGGCGGGGCGGCGATGAACAGGGTCAGCACGCCGCCCGTGGCGATGGCGAAGCTTGCTCCCATGTCGGTCAGCGTCGGCGCCCCGGTGCCGTCGTTCGCGACCAGTTGCCAACGGGTGTGCGTCCCGCGCTGGAAGCCGATGCCGATGCAGTTGATGGCCGCGGCCAGCGTCAGCGTGGTCGCCAGCGCGGCGGTTGAGCCGTAGAGGCCGAAGAACCCCATGCCGGTGGCCTGCAGGGTCGTGAGCGAAATCCGGGTCACGAAGGTCCAGCCGCCGAGGCCCGCCGCGTTGCCGCGCCAGCAGGCCCAGCCCGCGGATCGCTGGTCGGCGACCGAGTCCGCCACGGCCGCCGAGGTCAGACGCCAGCGGCGCATCGAGGCTGCAAGGTTCGTGGCGGCCAGCGTCGGGTGCGACACGGTGCCGACCGAGGTGATCGGCAGGCCTTCGCTGGTGATCGTCGTGCCGGTCGAGGGCGCCCAGTTCGCGATCCGGTTCACCCCGAAATGCGGCTGCAGCGGGAAGTCCCGCCCCGAGGGGCGCATGACGTCGATCCACGGAGCGCCTGCGCGGTTTCGTGCATAGACGGCGGCCTTGCCTGCAGGCGGCGGGGTCGGCGCGGCCGAGAGCCCCGGCAGAACGGTCGGCTGCGGCAGTTCCAACTGGCCGCTGGTGCGGTCGATTCTGATCGCATCGAAGAAGGCCGACCCGTCCGGGCTGACCTTGAAGCTGAAGTCGTCGTTGCCGAGAAGGCCGATCAGGGCGCGGGAGGAGAAGCCGGTCTTGAAGGCGAAGGCGGCGTCATTGCCAGCCGCGGCCTTGTTCACCGTCGCTTCGATCCCAGCGCCCGCATTGTTCAACAGCACAGCCGGGGTGTTCACGGACAGCCGATTGTAGCTGTCGGCCGTCGCCCCGCCGAGGCCAAGCAGTTGCGCGGTCAGGTTCGCCTGCGGCATGCCGACCTGCGTCACGGCATTGGCGAAGGTCACCGTCGGCGTGTTCACCACCGTGGTGCCCCCGGCCCCTGCCGTCGCCGAGCCGATGTTGACGACGGTGGTCGATCCGGATGCGCCGCTGGTGCCAAGGTTCAGGGTCTTGGTCGTGCCGCTGGTCGTGGCCCCGGTGCCCATGCCGTAGGTCGCGGTGCCGGTTGCCGTCCCGATGGTGGCTGTTGCTCCGGACGTGGTTACCGTCCCGGAGGCGGTCAGCGTCCCCGAAAACGTCTTGTTGCCGGTGAAGGTTTGCGTGCCTGCAAGGATCGCCAGTTCCGAAGACGTGTTCGGCAGGGTGAAGCTGCGGGTGGTTCCAGCGCTGATCGCTGCGAGCGAGAAGGTCGCCTTCTTCGTGGGGTCCGCATCGTTCACCAGGCTGAACACGGCGTCCGACACGTCGCGTGGCTCGCCCACCACTTCCCAGGTGCTGCCGGTCCAGACGAGTAACAGGCCCTCGGCCGCGACCCAAGTGAGCCAGCCGATGCGCGGCACCAGCCGGATCCACGCGCCGTCCACCCAGAAGGCGATGTTCAGATCCCACCCCGCCCAGAGGCCAGTCGCGCCAGAGGCCACCAGATGGCGGTTGCCGTCCGCCGGGCTCGCCGGAGGCGCGGTGCGCGTGCGGTCGAGGACCGAGAGCTGCACCATCGCGTCGAGCAGGCGCAAGGCCTCGTTATGCGTGACATGCTTCTGGGCTTGGGCGGCCAGGAGGTAGGGCAGGCCCAGATGGGTCGTGGTGTCGGACATTTGAGTTCCCGTGGGTTGGGATCAGAATTGCAGCGTGACCGCGGCGGGCGTGCCGCGGCCGAGGCGGTTCGAGAGCTGGAAGATGCGGATCACCAGCGTCTGGCCGGGCCCGAGCGGTGCGCCCCAATCAGTGGTCTGCTGGGCGGCGGTGTAGAGGACGGAGGTCGTGCTGCTGGTCAGCGTGCGCTTGACGGCCGTCCCGTCGAGGATCGGCACCTCGTAGGACTCAACGTCTTCAGCCAGCGGCACCTCGACCTGTTCCCAGGCATCGGCGACCAGCGCGCGGGACCGCCGCGTCCAGCGGATGGTCAGATCGCCCGGGCTGCGCGCCGTTCGCCACGGCTGTTCGACATGGACCGGGGCGAAGGGGACAAGGCCCCGCCCGGTCGGGGTGAAGCCCAGCGCGGCGTAACTGTCGTCGCTCACCGCCCGTGCGGCCGGGCCCACCCGCCAGTTCCAGGGCAGACCGAGATCGGCCTCGGCGATGGGCAGCGCCGAAAGCGCGGCATCCAGCACCACCACCCGCGCCCCGGCTGGGGCCGGATTGCCCATGGCCTGTTCCGTCCCGCGCTGGCCGCGCAACAGGCGAGTCAAACGGTATCGGCCGGGGGCGATCAGTTCGGCGGCCCCGGCTTGGATGATCTCCCACATCCCTGCTGCGGACTCGACCGCAAGCGCATTGGCCCCGCCGAACAGCGCGACTTCGGTCACGCTTTCCAGCGTTCCGGACAGGAGATCGACCACCAGCGCATTGCCCAGATCGAAGCGCGACGTCGGGCCCGGAAAGAAGTCGAAGGCCAGCGTGCCGATCCGGGCCCGACTGCCGAATGTGGTCAGCAACGAAAACCCATCCGTCGAGGCGCTGCGGAAGACCGCGATCTCGCCGGGCCAGGGGCTGGCATGGGTGGCGATCAGGGGGCGATGCGCGGGCTGATCTTCCGAAATCTGCGGGATGTCCAGCATCACCACCTCCGGCGTCCCGAAGACAACGGGGCTGGCGAGCGAAGCGGGCCGCGGATCGCCGGGCGGCAGGTCATAAGCGGCACGGTCCTGACGCACCGCCTCGATCCCGCGCGCTTCTGCATCGGCCACCGAGACGAGACGGAATTCCACCTCGCGGCCATCATGCGCCAGCCGGATTACGTCGGCCGGATCGAGGGCCAGCCGCGAAGGCGGCAGGCGTAAGGTGGCGCTTTCCCGGCCGATCCAGGCTTCCATCAGCGCGCGTCGGCAACGGCGCTCGGCCTCCTCGGGTGGGATCGCCATCGGGAAGCTTTCCGCGGCGATGCGCGTCGCGTCGACGGTGATGCGGCGCGCTTCCACCAGCGCCGCGTCATAGTCCTCGTCCGCGCGGGCGACCTGCCACTTCAGCGCCTGTGGCAGTTCGGTCTCCTGGCCGCGGGTCAGTTCGAACGCCTCGCTCTCACGGCTGGCGACGAGATCATCCACCGTCAAGGTGAGGCTCGATGCTCGCCCGCGCATGACGAAGCGGATCACGCCTTCGGTCTCGATGGCATCGAATCCGAAGTGCCGGGCCAGCGTCGAAATCGACGCGCGCGGGCTTTCCAGCGCGCCGATCACATAGCCTTCGACTGCACCCCAGAGGCATGAGACGTCGATTAACGCCTCATCAAGCCCTGCGCGCAGGCAGAGATGGCGCACGAGCGCGGCTAATGACACCGCACCCAGCCGTCCGGTCAGCCAGTGACCGAGCCGCCAGTTCGGGCCGTCGGTCCAGACCCCGGTCAGTTCGGGGAAGAACGGATAGGGCCGCGCGTCCCAGGTCCAGGCGGCGCATTCGGGGACATGCACCATCCGGCCGCCATAGACGGATGAGGTCGGGTTGTTCGCTGCCTCGCCCCACCACAGGTAACTGGCCTCGAGATAGGCGCGCTGGATCGCATCGTCGCGCCAGCCGCGGGAGAAATACGGCGTGAAGCTCTCGGACGACTTCGGGTCGAAGAACACGTTCGGCTGGTTCGTGCCCCGGTCGATGGCCGGGCAGCCCAGTTCCGTGAACCAGACGGGTTTCGACTGCGGCACCCATGACGTGGGCGCGCCGCTTTCGATCCCGCCCGGTCGGTCGAAATGCGGGTTGGACCACCAGGCCCGCAGATCCTTCTAGCGGAACACCCAAGGCTTGCCTGCGGCACCGTCGGTGATCGGGGTCCGGATCTGTGCCGACCGGTCGCCCGCGCTGGCGTAGAACCAGTCGAAGCCCTCGCCGCCCGCAATGTTGGCCTGCAGGTAGGCCCGGTCATGGATCGCGGGCCAGCCCTGCAGGGCGTCGGCATGATCGAACCCGTCGCGCCAGTCGGAGAGCGGCATGTAGTTGTCGATGCCGATGAAATCGATGTTCGCATCCGACCAGAGCGGATCAAGGTGGAAATAGACGTCACCGCTGCCGTCGCCCGGCTGGTGGCCGAAATACTCCGACCAGTCGGAGGCATAGCCCACCCTGGTGCCCGACCCGAGGACCGCCTTCACGTCCGCCGCCAGCGCCTTGAAGGCCGTGACGGCCGGATAGGCGCTGGCGCTGGAGCGGATCGTGGTCAGCCCGCGCATCTCGCTGCCGATCAGGAAGGCATCGACCCCGCCTGCCACCGCGCAGAGATGGGCGTAGTGCAGGAACATCCGGCGCAGGCCCCAGTCGTCGGCGGGACCGGTCCAGGTGACATTGTCGCCCGATACGGCAAACTGCGCCGGGGTGGCCGCGCCGAAGAAGGCCGAGACCTGCGTCGCCGCGGCGGCGGTCTTGTCCGCGGTCCCCGCATATCCCGGCGCAGGGGAGCAGGTGATCCTGCCCCGCCAGGGGAAGCTGGGCTGGCCCGGTGTGGCAGCGTTGGCGCTGTAGGGGTTCGGCAGCGTATTGCCGGGCGGCACGTCCATCAGCAGGAACGGATAGAAGGTTACGCGCAGCCCGCGCGCCTTCATCTCGCGGATCGCCTGCACCACCGCGAAATCCGCGGGCGTGCCGCCATAGACCGGCCGATCCTCGGCATCTCGGCTGACCAGATGCGCATTCGCCCGAACCACGCCATTCACGGACCAGACCTTCGGGCTGGTCACCTTGGTCGCCACCTCGACGCCGGGCTTGATCGTGCAGTTCCCCGCGCGCAGGTCATTGCCGAACCAGGCGACGACCAGGCTGACGCTCTCGACGGCCGGGGCCATGGCCTGCAGCCGATCGAGGGCCACGACGATATCGGCTTCATCCGGCAGCGCGTTCAGGTTCTCGGCCGAGGTCGTGCCGCCTGTCGTCTGGCCGAAGATGGTGGTCGTCGCCCCGACCGTCTTGCGCACAGCCTCCGTCGCATAGGTGAACTCGCCCGAGGCCGGGATAATCGTCACCGCTTTCACCAGCCCTTCGGCGGTGTCGGGATCCGCGAGCGGCCGGAAGACCTCGAAGGACAGCTGCGGCAGGCGGTTGCCGTAAGTGGAAAGCGGCAGTTCCTCGAAGACGACATAGGCGGTGCCGCGATAGGCGGGCGTGTTGGCGGCACCCATCTTCGCGGAGATGAACGGGTCGGCGGTCTGGGTTTCGTTCCCCGGATACCAGCGCCAGGTGATGCCGGTCATGTCGAGCGGCTTGCCGTCGGCCCAGACGCGGCCGATGCCGGTGATCGGTCCTTCGCACAGGGCGACCGCAAAGCTGGCGTAGTAAAGCTGGCGTAGTACAGATACTCGGTCGTCCGGACCTTGCCGCCGCCGCCCTTGCCACCGCCTTGCGTCGTGGTCTTCGTTTCCTCCCGAAAGTCCGTGGCCCATATGATGTTGCCGCCGATCCGCATGCGACCGTAGAGGCGCGGGATGATTGCCCCCTCGGTGGCGGAGGTGATCCGCAAGCTGTCGAGCCGTTGCCCTTCGATCTTCTGCGCAGGCGCCAGCGAGGACACGATCCAGCTGTCCACGACCGAACCGATGGTGGATCCGATGAAGCCGCCGATAGCGGCCCCGGAGAAGCCGAGGATCGCGCCGCCGAAAGCCCCGCCGATGGCGGAACCGACAGCGCCGAGGACGAGCGTGGCCATGATGAAATCTCAGCGTGCAGGGAACAGGAAGGCGAAGGCGATGCGGCGTCGCCAGACGGGCGTCAGCGGTTCCTCGATCACGCCCAGCCGCTCGTAGGCATGCAGGAAGGTGTCGGGACTGGCGAGGATGCCCACATGCTTGGCGATGGCGCGCGGCACCATGCGGAACAGGATCAGCGCACCGGGTGGCGCATCGGCGGGTGCGATCTCCGGCATCATGCGGCGTGCGCCCTCCGCCAGCACCTCGTGCGGCCCGGTCTCGCCCCAGTCGCGGCTGTAGGGCGGGATCGGGAACGGCTCCGGCCCGACCAAGTCGCGCCAGACGCCCCGTGCCAGGCCGAGACAATCGCAGCCGACCCTGCGAAGGCTGGCCTGGTCGTGATAGGGCGTTCCCAGCCAGGACCGGGCAGCGGAGATGACGCGGGCAGGATCGGCGGCCTTCACAGCACAGCTCCGTCATGGCCGCCGTCCTTGGTGGCGTAGCGCAGTACGGCATCCTGGCCGGGGATGTGCGGGAAGCCGCGGAAGTTGGCGACGTTGGCGAACTTCGACCCGCAAGTGGTGAGGCGCTTGTCGCAGCCCGCGCGGACCACGAAGGCGTCTGTCGCCGTGATCGGGCGCACCGGTGCTTCCAGCAGGGTCAGGATCGCCACGCCGTCGACGAGGTCGTGGGACAACACCTCGACCCGCCGCCCGGCATTCGCGCCGCTGTTCCATTCGACCAGGCCGAAGGCGAACCAGCCCGCGGCAAAGGTGCCAAGGCCGGAAGCGGTGAAGGCCCGGTCGCGCAGTACATCGATGACCGTTCCGGTGCCCTTGAACGCCGGGGCCTCGAGGTTCACGCCGCAGCGCGCATCGCCCAGCGCGGCATCGCAGCTCGCCTGGAATGTCCGCCCGACCGTCTGGCCGAGAACGTGGGCCAGCGATCGGACCTCCGCCACGAAGGCGAGCCGCCCGCGCCGGATCTGGCCGATGGCGCCGCGCCGCAACAGCACACGCTGCGCAGGGCTGGCCCAGTTCACCCGCCAGACCTCGACCGCCGCATTGTCCCATCTGCCGTCGAGGATGTCGGTCTCCGTGATCCGGTCAGAGGACAGCACGCCTTGCGCGTCCTGCGCGTCGACGGACAGGTCGGAGCCCGAGCGCACCTCGGACGCCGTCAGCCCGCTTTCCGGCTCGAACTCGGTGCTGTCGAAGGTGAGGGTCCGGTCATGGTCGGTGAAGCCGAAGGTCATCCCATCGGCACGGGTGATGCGCCAGCACCAGGCCAGCGTCGTCGTGCCTTCGTCCAGATGGGCCTGCAGCGCGGGCGATATTGCCTTCATGGCCGATCTCCCCTCGACGCCGCCGCACAAAGGGCGGCAACGAACACGCCCATCGTCCCGCCCACGACGATGCCGGTGAGGAACTCAATCATCGCCGCGGAATCCGCGTTCGAGGCGGTCTCGCAGGCCGATGAGGCCGAGGCCGAGGGCAATCAGCGCGGCAGGCGATGCGTCGCCCGAACCAGACAGGAGCGTGATCAGCCGGGCGAGATCGGCGAGCGAACCGGTGGCGGGCAGCGCGAGGGAGGCGGCGCCGGTCGCGAAGGCGAGCAGCCCTGCCCACCAGGTGAGGGACGTAGGACGAATGTAGCGCATGGGATCAGGCCCTCCGGATCAGGGTGGTGAAAAGGCCGAACAGCTGGGCGAGCCAGCTGGCAGGTGCGTCGGGCGCAGGCTCGGGGACAGTCGGCGGCGGCACGAGCGGCGGGCGCAGCAGCGCCAGCGCCTCGGTCTCGGTGAGCCGCCGGATCGGCCGCGAGAAGTCCACACGACCCCCGCGGTCCACGGCCCAGACCGGGATCGTCCCGCCGGGATAGCGAGCGTGGCGGAACAGGTCGCGCTCGGCCTCGCGGCGCGGGATGATCGAGGTCGGCCGCCGCCAGTTCAGAAACGCGTCGGCGGCTGCAACGCGATTGCCGGCGTTGAGCGCCTTCGTCAGCGTGGCCCTGGCGATGGCGCCGGTGTTGTAGTGGAAAGAAACCAGCGCATCGAACTCGTGGGGTTCGAGCGGCACCTTCACGGCGCGGCGCACCTCGGCCTCATAGGCGGCGAGGTCGGCGCGGAAGATGCGAAAGGCCTCGCGGATCCCCGTATCGAGATCGGCGGGCATGCCGCGGGGCATCCGCGCGGGGTCGGGCGGACCGGCGGCGGCCGTGTGGCCGATGCCGAAGGTCCAGACGGTCTTCACGTCGAGATAGGGTCCGGGCACGATTCCCTCGTGCCGGACGAGGGCCAGAAGGCCCCGGTCTGTCATGTGCATGGGATTACCTGAGGAGCGAGAGGACGAGGATCAGCGCGGCGATGGCGAGGCCGATGCCCAGGCGGTGGCGGAAGGCCTGACCGGGATTGCCCGGGTCGCAACGAAGGGCGCGCGCAAGGCGGAGAAAGTCATTCATCGTCGTCGTCCCCTCCCGTCGCACCGCGCAGCCGGGCGAGGACGAGTTCGATGAAGGCGGGGCCGAAGACGCCCACGAGATAGGCGGCCGAGCCTGCCGCCCCGCCCGCAGGGATCGCCTGCGGCGGCAGGGCGAGCCAGGCGGTGACGAGCGCCATCGAGAAGCTGCCCATTCCGGCCGCGATCAGGCCGCCGAGCAGGATGTGCCGGAGCGCGTCGCGCAGCCGCATCCGCGTGGTCAGGGCATTGGTCGCCCCGCCAAGGGCGCCCCAGGCGGCGAGGATCACCGCCGTCGATGCCGCAAGCTCGCGCAGCACCGCCGCCAGAAATCCGGTCTCGTCGTTCATGTGCGGATCTCCAGGAGCGGGATCGAGGTGATCGACCCGAGGCGTTCGAGGTCGAGGGTGACGTCGAGGGCATCGGCGTCGAAGCGGACGGGAACGTCGAATTCGAAGCCCGCGGTGATTGCCACGCCAGCGGCCGGGGCCGTGGCGAAGGTCACCAAGCCTGTCGCGATGGCAACCGACCAGCCGGAGGTCTGCTGCGTGCCGTTCAGGGCGATGGTCACGGTTCCGGCGACGGGCTTGGTGATGGCCCGCGTCCAGGACTGCGCGCCGGAGGTGTAGCGCTTGGTCAGCTGGAATTGTGTGGCCGACCCCGTGCCGGTGCCGATGGGCTGGTCGGTCGAACCGGGCGCCTGTGACGGCAGGCAGGACTTGAAGTCGGCCCAGTCCTTGAAGCGGAAGCCGTGGAGGCGGCCATTGCGGGTCTCGAAGAAGGCCACGACCGCCGCCAGATCGTCGGCACGGCGGATGCCGTAAGCCACGTCATAGCGGCGACGGCTATGGGCCCAGCTCGCGTTGCGCTCCTCGGCTCCGCTTGCCAGTTCGACGATCTGGGTGCGCCGTTCGGGACCGCCGCGCGCCCCGCGGCTGATGTTGTCCGGGAACCGGACCTCGTGGAATGCCATGGGTGGTCCTCACATGCCGCGCCGCCCGAGCGACACGGCGCGGGCGATGTCGCTGGCGACCTGCGTGCGGGATTGCCGGAAGCTCTCGGCGTCGCGGGCGTTGATCGTGACATTGACGGTCGAGGCGCTGGCCTGGCCGTAACCGGCCGCCTCGCGCCTGGATAGGACCCGTTCGCCACGCTGCAGGATCGCGGGCACCTCGTCGGGGCGAAGTCCGGCCCAGCCGCCGCTGTGCATGCGCGGCGCACCTGCAAAGGCCAGCGCCGGGACCATGCGTCCGGGACCAGGGGCGCCGACCACCCCTCCCGCATGCAGGATGTTCGCGAAATTCCCGCTCGCCCCGCCCAGCGCGCCGGAAAGGGCATTGGCGATGGGGCCGAGAATGAAGCGCCGGGCTGCGAGCTTGGCCAGATCGGCGATCATCGACGTGACCAGGTCGCGGAAGTCGAGCTTGCCCGTCTTCACGAAGTCGCCGATGGCGTTCTCGGCGCTCTGGAAAGCCCCGACCAGCGCGCTGCCGATATCCCCGCCGATGTCGCGCGCCTTGGCGGCATAGTCGGCAAGTGCGGCGGTGACGGCCTGCCAACCGGTCAGAGCCTGCTCGGCTCCTGCGGCAGCGTCGGACCCTGCCTGTCGCCCGGCCGCACCGGCGCGACCTGCCGCCCCGCCGGTCTCGTCCAGTTCGTCGCCCAGCGCGCCGGCCGCAGCAGCCGCGTCCGCCAGCGCGGTCTCGGCGTCAGCCCCCGTGCCGGACATGGCATCCTTCAGTGCCTGCCAGCTGGCGAGCGGCCGACCGGCGGCGTCGGCGAGCATGCCTGCCGCTTCGCGATAGCCGTCAGCCCGGGCGCGGGCATCGTCAGCCGTGACACCGAGTCCGAGGTCGGGCGGCTCGAGGTAGGTGCGTGCCAGCGCGGCGGAGAAGGCATCTGCGGCGGCGGCACCGGCAGCGGTCGCGGCACCCTCGAACGGATTGCCGATGCGGCCCAGTTCCACCGGGTCGAGGGTGCCGATCCGCACCCCGCCTTCGCCGGTGGCCCATTCGGGCAGCAGCGCGAGGGCCGCGTTCAGCGTCTCGATGAAGCTGTTGATGCGCGTCACGACGCCGTTCAGCATCGCCTCGACGCCCGCGATCAGCCCGTTCGCCGCCTGGAACGCGAAGTCGCCGATGGCCCCGGGCAGGCTGCCCCAGATCGCCACGGCCGCGTCATAGGCGCCCTGGAAGATCGCAGCCGTCCGGTCACCGAAACTGACGACGCCTGCAATTGTGCCCTCGAGGGCCGAGAGACCGGCCGCCTTCAGGCCCTCCCAGCCAGCGGCCATGTTGGCAAAGGCTGCGTCGAGCGATAGGCCGATGCGCGACCAGACCTCGCGGGCCAGATCGCCCAGCAGCCGGAAGGCTTCGCCCACGCCGCCGACCCGGGCCACGAGTTGCGAGAACTGATAGACCAGTTCCCCGGCGCCGACGATCAGCGCCCCGATGCCGGTCCGGATGAGGGCGCCGCGCAGGAACACGAGTGCGGTGGCAAGGCCGCGCACTGACAGGGTAGCGGCCGCCATTCCCGCCACCCAGCGCCCCGCCATGACGGCCGCAAAGGTCGCAGCGTAGGTGGCCAGCCGTCCGAGGTTGTCGAAGAGCGCCGTGATCGCCTGCCCGATGGGCCCCGTTGCGCGCGCCATGTCGGCGAGCTTTGTCGCTACAGCCTCCAGCGCCGGGGCGACGGCCACCGTCAGCCGGTTGACGAGACCGGTCCAGATCAGGCTGAGCCGCGCGATGGCGTCGCCCGTCCGCTCGATCTGTGCCGCATCGGCCGCGCTGACCGCCACCCCGAAGTCCTGCACGTCGCGGGCGGCATCGCGCAGCGTGGCG